CCGAAGATATCGACGACCCAACCACCCGCGCCGTTTCTATGCTTGCGAGAAGTAGCCAGCCGATAGAACACCCTTACTGGGGAATAATCGCGCACGATATCGAAGGAGTAGAGCATAAGCATTCAATTCCGATCGACTACGCCCACAACGATAGCGAGGTCATTGGATACCTCGACAACCTAACCGCCACACCGGACGGCCTGAAGGCTACCGGCCGGCTTGTATCCTTTACGCCGCAGGACCGCGCCGCAGAAATTATTTTTAAATCTGGCAAAGGCGTACCCTACGAGGCATCGATCAATTTTGCCGGCGAACCGCTCGAACTTGAAGACATCGCAGACGGTGAGACCGCCAGCGTAAACGGCTACGAATTAACCGGCCCCGCTGTAATCGTCCGCCGTTGGACTTGTCGCGGCGTCGCAGTCGCACCCTACGGCGCCGACCAAGGCACCAGCACAGAACTTTTATCGAATAAACCCCAAATTACCGCACACTGGAGCAAATCCAAAATGGCTGAAGATAAAAAACTAGACCACGAACCCGATCACGATGGACCGCCGGAGCCAGTGGACGGCCTTTGCCCGGAAGGCTACGAAATCAGCGAAGACGGGACCGAATGCGTAGCGATTCCCGAAGCACCCGCCGAGGAACCCGCCGAGCAGAAAGCCGCCCCGGCTGAAATGGCCGCAGAATCCGAAACTGTAGAAATTGAAGAAGTGCGGCGATTCTCTGAAGCCTTTGGAGAAAAGGGTGTGGAAATGCTCCTCGCCGGGCAGACTTTCGACGATGCGAAGGCCGATCACTACGAACTTATTTCAAGCCAAATCGCAGAACTAAAAGCGGAAAATACCCGCCTACGTTCGCAAATGGCCGCCGTTCAGAAAATGAACGGCGAACCGGACGCCGCAGCCCTTGATTTTTCACCCGCCCCGCCACCGAGCAAAAACGGACGCGCAGGGCTTGCCGATTTAATTAAATTACCGAAACGAAACTAGACCGCCCCCCGCGGAATCCACGAACTTTTTACATAGGAGCCTAATGAAATGGCTAACGACTATTTAGATGTGGCAGCACTTGCCACCATCAACGACCAAAACGCTATAGATGCCGGTTGCAGCGACATTCTGGACGACGCCCCGGTCCTTGGGGCAATGCCCGCACTGGTCGCCAGTAATGGCACTGATCATAAGTATCTAAAATACACAGGTCAGCCATCGGTTGGATTTAGGGCGGCAAATGACGGCCGCGAAAATGACCATTCCGAGGATACCTTGGTTACCGCCGCTTTGAAAATTCTCGACGGATCGTTTCGTGTTGATAAAGCCGTTGCCGACGCTCATTTCGCAGGACCTGAGGCGCTTATCGCCCGCGAAGCAGCCCGGCACATTCGCGCCGCTTTTGCTTCGGCAGAAAGCCAGATTTTTGACGGCACCGGGGCCGACTCTGGCGGTTTTTCCGGCTTTGCAAATTCTACGTCATTGGATGCTATCGCCGATGCGTTGACAATCGACGCCGGAGGCACCACCGCCGACACGGGATCGAGTGTTTACCTGATTAGAACCGGCGACGCCGACGCCGCCGTGGTACTCGGCCAAAACGGAAACATTGAGATAGGCGAATCCGTTGTCCAGCAGGTAGCCGGTGCGACTGGCTTCTATAGTGCCTACTATACGCCGATCGAGGCGTGGGTCGGCCTTCAGTTGGGGTCAATTTACTCAGTCGGCCGGATCATCAACATCACTGCCGATAGTGGTAAGGGATTAACAGACGCACTTATCGCGTCTGCCATTGAGCAATTCCCCGCCGCCCGCGCGCCTAGCATTATCGCTATGAACCGTCGCAGTCTGTCGCAGTTGCAATCCAGCCGAACGGCTACGAACGCCACCGGACAGCCCGCACCATTCCCGGCCGAAGCCTTTGGGATTCCGGTTGTTGCAACGGACGGAATCGGCAGCGTTGAGGCGCTTATTACCTAAGATGGTCTGGGATGCGATAGGTAAATCGCTTGAAGTAGCTTTGAAAGCATCGGCGGCCGGGGCCGTGACATACACGCGCGGCGTTTATAGTGTCACGCTCCGCGCCGCCCCCGGTAAATCGCTTTACGAACGCGAAACCTCGGGCGGTGTTATCGAAACGGTAGAAAGTAGGGACTTTTTATTTAAAACCGCCGACCTGATTTTAAACAGTGTTTTAACCTTGCCAGTACGCGGCGACACGTTGGCAGAATACGACACCGCAACCGGTAAAACTTATACATACGAAATAACCGGCCCCGGAACCGAGGCAGTTTACCGCTACGCCGACCCGGCACGCCGCGTAATTCGCGTACACACAACACAAATTTCCATAACCTAAAAAATGCCAGATAAATCTATTGCAATCGCCGAAGCATTGCGGGACAACCTAAACGCCGCGACGTTTACGGAAACCTTTACGGCCACGGCCGAACGTCTGGCGGATTTTACCCGCGAAAGTATCACCGGCCCTACCGTCGTTGTATACCCGGACAGCGTAGCCGAGGAGCAATACACACGGGGCAAGCGACAAGAAACCATAGAAGTAGGGATCGCAGTTTTTAAGCCATGCGAGGCCGACGCCGAGGACAATATCGGCGACGGCCTGCTCTTGTGCGAAGAAATCAGGAACGCGATTTCAGGCGTGGCAATAGCGGCTTGCGACTGGACCGGATCAACACAGCCTGAACTATATGAACGCGATTTCGCAGAGCAGTTAAACCAATTCGCGTCAACGATCACCGTTACCTATAGCCGGGAGGTATAGCGGTGGGATGGAATAAAAAACGATTCGGCGGTAGCGGAACCGGGTCAATAAGTATTGCCGGAACCGTCGGAACTTTTTTTGATGACCCGGCATTACGGAAACGCGCCGACGCACAAAAATTAAAGGCAATGAGCGCGGCCGGAGGCTACCTTATGAAAACCGCCCGGCGACTTATCCGGCCCGGTGGTAAAGGGAATAAAGTATCGGCACCAAATACGCCACCCCGAGGGCACGTAAAACCCGGCTTACGTGGCAGTATCTTTTACGCATTAGAAAAATCGAGCGGCGGCGTAGTAGTTGGCCCCGTTAAATTCACAAGAACCGGAACAAAGAAAATCCAGGCTCTAGAGTATGGCGGTAAATCTAAAATTGGCCGCCGCGCCACGAAAATAAAACCCCGCCCCTTTATGGGACCGGCAAAAGAAAAAGCGTTGCCGGATTTTATAAAAAAGAATCCACACTTAAAAAAACTTATTGGCGGCGCCGACGTTCGCCTACCATCCTAGAAAATACAAAGGAGAAAAAAACATGGCTCGCGTTTTAGGAATGAACTGTAAAGCATACTATGGCACCGCCGGCGTATCGGCGACCACAGAATTGACGAATATTAAAGACGTAACGATTGATTTGAGCACCGAATCGGCAGACATCACCACGCGCTCTAATTCTGGATGGAAAGCCAGCCTATCGACTTTAAAATCTGGCAGCGTATCGTTTGACATGGTATACGACACCACAGACGCCGGATTTACGGCAATTTCTACCGCGTGGGAAGGCTCGACCGAAATAGCAGCCAGCTTTCTAGACGGTGCAAGCGGGACCGGCTTGTGGTCCGATTTTGTTGTAACGAATTTCAGCCGAAACGAGAGCCTATCCGAGGCCGTGACTGTTTCCGTTTCGCTAGAGCCGTCTGGGAATACCGATTGGGGCAGCACAGCGCCCTCCGGATGGTCCGGTTAGTTTTAAAAAAATAAACAGCCGGCCCCGGCGCGTTACCGGGTGCCGGTTTGTTTTTTAGTTCCAAAGGAGCCGCGCCGATGGAAAGCCTAAACACTACTTTTAAAGATAAAAACGGCCGTGTCTGGGATTTATCGTTAAATTTTTTAACCGTCGAACGAGTCTGCAAAGAAACCGGCGTAGACCTGCTCGATTATGAGCAACAGCACACGCTAGCCGCAGAATTGGCAATCGACGACGTGAAACTAGCCAAAACTGCGGCGGCCATTCTAGCCCCAAATCTGGGCGACGCCGGCATACAACCAGAAGCATTTGCCGACGCTATCGCCGACGGCGAAATACTGGCAGAAATCTATGAGGCCATTGCCGGAGCAGTCGTAAATTTTACGCGAGCCCGTCGCCGCGCTACCGTCGCCGGCTTGTTCAGCAAAGCGAACATGGCGATCGGCAAGGCGGCAGCGGTAGCAGAGAAACACCTGGAGAGCGGAGCAATAGACCGCCAGATAGAAAAAGACCTGGAGAAATTCGCAGAGAGATTATCTGGAACGCCGCCGCCGTGCTAGCAATCCACCCCGGCCCGTTTACATTCGGCGAAATTGTAGGAATGGCAGTCGATCGAGAGTTTAGCAATTGGGAAAAAACGGCCACACTTTGCCACGTAGTTTACCAAATGCATCGCGACCCAAAAAAGAGTAAAGATATCAGCGCCTTAGATTTTAATCCGTGGACCGACGAAACCGACCGCAAAAGTACCGACGCGGCCGGTCTTGTCGCATGGGACGAAATGGGCGTTATGTTCAAGAGGTTAAAAAATGGGTAAAAATGTCCGCGGCGGCGGCGTGTACGTCGAGATATTCACAAAGGACGGCCGCTTCGTAAAGGGACTACGGAACGCCGGAAAAAAAATGAAAGCGTTCGGCGGCGGCATAGCCAAAGCCGGGGCCGGAGTAGCCGCCGCAGGCGTTGCAATGCTTGCGCCTTTCGGCTTAGCGCTAAAAGTCTTTAAACAATACGGCGACCAGCTTGATAAAATGTCGGCGAGGACCGGCTTAAGCGTCGCGGCATTGTCGCAGCTTACTTTTGCGATGGAGCAAGGCGGCGGCACGGCCGAGGAGCTAGAAAAGGCGCTGACCGGCATGTCGCGTTTTCTTTTGACGTTATCGCAGGGGAGCAGTACCGCGACGGATGTGATGGACCGACTAGGCGTCAGCATGGCAGACCTAGCCGGACTAAATGCGGAACAAAAATTCGAGTTATTAGCCGAAAAAATCGCAGGGATTGAGGATCCCACCGAAAGGGCCGGCGTCGCTCTTGCCCTATTCGGTAAGGCCGGTGCAAAAATGCTACCGATGATAGAGAACATGGCCGAACTACGCGCGGAAGCCGACCGCCTTGGATTGACCATGGACGAAGAAACCACCACGGCCGCAGCAGCATTCGCCGACGCACTAAATAAACTTAGCAGAATTTTTAAAGCGACAATGACCAGAATCGGCGCCGCGATCGCCGGCCCCCTCACCGCGATGATAGAATTATGGGCCGATAACGGAAAAGCTATCGCGGATTTCCTAAAAGATAATAAAGCACTTATTCAAATCGTGGCCGCCGTTGGCGTTGGCATTGTTGTACTTGGCGGCGCGTTGATGACCGCCGGCTTTGCCGTTATGGGACTCGGTGCGGCCTTTGGTGTAGCCGCTTCGGTAATGACCTTTTTCGGCGGCGTACTTGCCGCCCTGTTTTCGCCGTTTGTACTTGTCGCGGTCGCTATTGGCGGCGTAATTGCCGCAATTGTATCTATGACCGACATTACGAGCAGCGCAACCACGGCGGTATCCTCCGCGTGGGCGACCGGTACGGCCGCCGTTCGGGGCTTTTTTGGTGAGCTTGGCGAATCTATTGGCCTAGCGGTTCAGCTATTGCAAAATGGAAACATTAGCGGCGCCGCGAAAGTGCTATGGGCCGGACTAAAAATTACGTGGCTTAAAGGTATCGCAGCAATTACGCAGCCGTGGCTTGAATGGAAAAAAGCATTCTTAGAAACCGCATTTTCCGCGTGGTACGGTTTGCAATCGTTCCTATCGACAGCATGGTCAGCCATGCAAACCGGGTGGAATGCGTTTAGTTTTGCGCTGGTCGACACATTCGACGCCGTAACAAGCAACATGGCCCAAGGCTTTATGTGGTTTGTGTCTAAAGTGATGGGAGGCATTGCGTCGGTGCTTCGATTTATAGGAATGACGGACACAGCTAACGCCCTGCAATCGACCGCGGACAGTTGGGCCGAATCCCAGAAAGCCGAGGCCGACGCAAGGGCCGGCCGGCAAAAACAACGGCTAGACGAAGCGGCACGAAAGCAAAACGAAATAGACGCAGAGGCGGCAGCAGGATTGCAGAGAATTAGTGACGCTAGAGATGCCGCAATGGACGGCCTAGAAATAGACAATTCAGCCATTACCGCAGCTGAGGAAGAATACGCCGCCGCCCGCGGAGAATTTGCAGCGGCCACGCAAGCCGCCCGCGACGAGCTAGGCGCCAGCAAAGCCGACGACGAAAAAAAGGATGTGGAAAAAGCAGCCGCCGCCGGGGCCGGAGCATTTGACGCAAAAGGCGCCGCCGCCGCCGGTACATTTTCTGCAGCAACCGCCGCGAGGGGTGGCCTATTCGGTGGACCAGTCGAGAAAATGGCCGACGGCATAACCACACTAGTAAAGACCGCAAAACAGCAGCTTAAAGAAACGAAAAAAGCAACCGCCGAAACCTTTGGGTGATTCATGTCTACCGTAAAAGAATCAATATCTTCGCCGACGTTTACATCTGGCGATAAAAAATCTGCAAGCCGGGAGTATATCGTAACCGGCACGGCCGACGCCGATACAGCGCTTGAATTAGTAGACGGCGCCGCCCCGCGGTCGTTTAGCGTGGCCGGCGTGACAGTTTATAAAACGTCAGTCGACGTATCGCCAGAAAGCACAAATATCTGGACCGGCTCGGTAGAGTATGCCGAAAAGGACAAAGACCCAGACGATAGCGAGGAAGACCAAAATGATAACGGATGGGGCGGTTCGATATCGTTTGACACCGCCGGCGGCACTGGCAACGTAACGACCAGCCTAAAAACCACAAGCAGCGGCCACAATTCCGAAGTCCTAGACGGCGCCCCGGACTTTAAAGGACTTATCAACGTCAGCGGCGGCGACGTAAAAGGCATAGACCTAGTACAGCCGGGGCTAAAATTCAGCGAATCGCACGAGATGCCATTTGAGAAAATTACCACCGAATACGCCCGGCAGATTGCCAGCATTACAGGCAGCGTAAATAGTGGCAGTTTTCGCGGATTCGATGCCGGCGAGGTGCTTTTCACCGGATGCAGCGGAAGCACCAAAAGCGCCGAACTCTATACCCTTTCTTTTAGCTTTATATGCCACGCGAACGCCGATAGCCTAACCGTTGGGCCGTTCTCAGGGATAAACAAAAAGGGGCACGAATACCTTTGGGTATTTTACACCGACACCGACGACGCCGAAAGCGAAAGCCTAGTCAAAACCCCGGCCGCTTATTACGTGGAACAAGTTTACCCGGAAGTTGATTTTTCTATTCTAGGAATCGGCTAACATGGACCGCGCAAAACAAGGCCAGCGTCTAGGGGAGGTTATAACCGCCGCTAATTTTAACCGGATCGCATCGGCGACCGAATCCGTGGAAGCGATGCAGCAAGGCGGCAAGATGCCGCCGGGAAACAATACCGCGGCACTGATTAAAGTTAAAAACGCAAGCGGCGGAAACCTAAAACGATTCGCCGCGGTAGCAATGGCGGCGCCGGCGTTTACCCCGGAAAGCAGCGAAGCGGAGGGAACGAAAAAAAGCCAGTTTTGGAACGGCCCCCTTGTGACCGTCGAAAGCATAACGGCCGACGACACCCGCAAAATAGCCATCATGGCCGAACCGGTCGCAGATGGAAAAGTAGGCGCCGCGGTAGTCTCTGGAATCACGCCCGCGGTAGTTTCTAAACCCGCCAGCGGCAGCGAATTTACGGGAGCTAAAGCGGTCGCCGATGGCCTAGAGCTAACAACCAGCGGCGGCTTACCGGTTATATGGTGGGATTCTAGCGGGACCGGGAAACTAGCCGCGATCGTCGAAGTGACCACCGGCGGCGGCAATTGCGCGGCAGAATCAGACGACGACGATTGTTTCAAATGCTTTCCCGACGACCTAACGACCATTGAAGGATACAACGCCAGCAATGAACAAGCACTAACGCACGCTACAACAGGCTGCCTTGTTTGGGTAGATATTGAGGACTGTACATAGTGACTACCCTTATAAAAAACGCAGCCGGAAAGCTACTAAAAGCCGAGGGTAAATTATGGGATCAAAACAGCGTCGAGGACTGTGATTGCCCGTGCTACAGCGTTGTCGATTGCGACGACCTCATTGACCTCAAAAGGATAAATATAAAATGCACCGGTTGGTGGGGCCTAGAATGGACCCTAACGCACCCCGGAGGCGAGTACGACACCGGCTATTCACAAGGCATAACCGCCGCCGCTTATTCTTCATCCGGTAGTTTTCTTTTAAAAATCCCGCCGCTGGTCAAATCTTGGGATCATGAAAAAGCCAGTATCCCGAATTCTGGAGGAATTGGAAACAGCGTCATAATAGATAACTGGTTCGGTTTAGAAATAAGCCACGAGAACTGTTACACGCTGGGTGACCTAATTCAGATAGATTCAGGTAACTCGGCATTCGGGATAAGTGCGCGTTTTCGGTCCCAAGGTATCGGCGGGGCAAGAATATTTGCAACGACACCGCATCAGCTTGATTATCACACCCCCGGAAGTACCTGGCGGCACGGAAATACCTATGGTATGCCGATAAGTATTTTCAAACAGAACATTGGAAACGATACGGCTACATCAACATTCTGCGGCTTGCCATGCTGCGATGACATTACCGAAAGCACTACTGACTGGGCGCCTACTGATTTAGGGCAAGTTGAAATTGGCATACCTGCTAATTTTCAATATCCACCCGAAACCGCTTTTTATGATGATTACGTTTTGACGTACACAGAGCACACCCCAGTTTTTACGCACGAGTTAAAAGGCACAGATTGACCGGCACAATTTTAAAAAAAAGCCTAGCCAGATTCGGAATAAAGCCGAACCCAAAGAAATGCAGGTGCAACGACCACGCCGAAATTATGGACCGCCGAGGGCCGGATTGGTGCGAACAAAACAAAACAACGATTTTAAAATGGATACGACGCGAAGCGGTAAAGCTAGGGCTGCCATTTTCGCAGACTTTCGCCCGGTATCTAATCGATAGAGCAATCAAAAAAGCAAAAAAACATAAGGGATAAATAAAATGGCAACTAAACAATGGGTTGGCACCGACACCGGAAACGAAGGCGACTATTCTACCGCGGCGAACTGGTCACCGTCCGGCGTACCGGCCGCCGCCGATGTCGTAATACTTCCAGGCAGTAGTTCGCAGGCGATCACCGCCGGCCTCGACCAGTCGGCAATAGCGCTCGCCTCGTTTATCGTCGAAGATGGATTCTCAGGGGCAATCGCAACTAGCGCCGCCTATTTAGAAATTGACTCCGACTCAATCCGTTTCGATGGCAGCGGGACGGCGTATATTGACACAGGATCAAACCCGGCAGACATCGACATTACCGGAACGGCGACCGCGACCAGCGGTAGCCAGGGCCTTTATATCATCGGGACCGGGATCGATGATTTATCAATCAAAAGCGGAACCGTCGGCGTTGCAGTGTTGCCCGGTGAGGTGTCTACAATCGACTCTGCCCGCGTTTTGGGGGGTAAACTAACCACGGGGGCGGGCGTGACCCTTGTGACCTTAGAGGCCGCCGCAGGGACCACAACGAATAAAGCGAACGTGTCCACGGTTAAGGTATTCGGCGGGACGGTTAATTCCGAAGTAATCGGGCAAAGCATGTCCGCGGCCGTTACACTCTACAGCTTCGGCGGAACGTATAATTTGAACGGATCCGGTAACATTACCACGCTACACCTATCTGGCGGCACCGTTGACACCACAAACAGCGGAATAGCCAAAACCGTAGCGTATATCTATTTTGCGAGCGGCACTCTAAAGGCCGATCCTAACGTGTTTTCGGTGCTAGTATCGTCCGTAATTGGGCCGAGTACCACCGCGAACCGCCAGCCTGTAACGATAAAGGTCTCGTAGGGCGATTCTTTTTAAAAAGATAAAATTTTCCCTCACCCCGTATTGCAATTGCATCCGATACGTATACAATAAAGGCATGACAAACACAAACAAACACGGGAGCGAAACCATGACCGCAAAACGAACCGAAGCCGACAACCTACTCTGGAACAGCTTTAACACGATGCAGAAAAGAGTGATGTCCGGCAGAACAACGAAGCGTGAATTCTTCGCACAGGACGAAGCAGCCCGCAACGACTTTTACATCTGGATGAAAAAGCAGTACGGCGGCAACTCTTGCTACATCTAACCACACCAAG